GTTCGTATCCTAAACGCAGGTCGTCCAACATTCTCAGTTCTTTCTTCAGCAGCACTTCCAGCAGATGGAAACAATGTTGAATACCCAATCATTGATTCAAACACACTTTCAGTTGATGAGCAGGAAGCAGAAGCAGATACACTTGCATACGGTAAGTTGACTCTTACTTCAGCAACAGCACCAATCAAGACATACGGTGGATACACAGATATGTCTCGTCAGGTAGTTGAGCGTTCATCAATCAACTATGTTGATGCAGCATTCCGTGCAATGGTTGCTAAGTACGCAGCAGCAACAAACGCAGCAGCAAAGTCAGCACTTAACGCAAATGTTGGTTCAATGAACACAGCAACAGTTGCAGCATGGGATTCTTCAGCAGTTATTGAAGCAATCGCAGATGCAGCAGTTAAGGTTAACAATGACACAGCATATGCTCTTGAGTTCTTGCTTGTATCATCAGATGTATTCAAGGCTCTTGCAGGCGTAACAGATGAAGCAGGTCGTCCTCTTCTTTCAAACGCTGGCGCAACAGTTAACACATTCGGTTCAATCAACCCAGTAGGACTAACAGGAAACATCCTTGGTCTTCCAATTGTTGTTGACCCATCACTTGCAGGTGGAAAGTTCTTCGCAGGTAACTCAGCAGCATTCACAACATACGAATCTGCAGGTGCACCATTCCGTCTAAACGACGAAGAAATCACAAACCTTACAAACTCATTCTCTGTATACGGATATCTAGGTATCGCAGCACCAGAAGTTAAGGCGTTTGTAAACATTGCAAACCCACTTGACTAATTAAATAGGAGTAGATGATTATGGACTGGACAGACTTAAAAGCATATGTAGGTGCTTCATCTAATGATGACGCTTATGTAGAAGAATGCTGGAATACATCAAAGGATTTGGTTGCAAGTTATATTGCATCTACCAAAGTTCCTGTTGGTGTGCTAAAGCGTTGCTACCTTGAAGTAGGTTCAGAACTTTACAATCGTCGTAACGCACCAATGGGTGTGTCTCAATATGCAACATATGATGGTGCTCCCATTAATACTGCTAGAGACCCACTCGTTGGTGTGTATCCTTTACTTAATAGATACATGGTGCGATTCGCATGAATTTAGCAGAAGTAAGAGCAGAACTAGAGAGTGCCATCATTCTTGGCGGTATCTCAAAAGTTTATAAGTATGTACCAGCAAGACCAAATCCACTCTGTGCGATTATGGAACCTGATACTGAGTTCATTACTGTATATGAAAACCAATACGATGCAGATTATGCGTCTAATTGGAAGGTTTTAATCCTTGTTCCTTATGCAACTAATGAAACAGAAACAGAAAATCTTGATGACACACTTGATACTCTGATACCTGCAATTTGGGAGTACACCACAGCAAATAAATTAACCGTAGATAAACCATTTATCCAAGAGGTAAACGGTGCTAGGTTTTTAGCAACAAACATAAATATTTCAATTGACATTGAAGGAGGAAATTGATATGGCACGAATTAAGGGCAAATCAATCGTCTTTGAAGTTGACGGAACAGAGTACGCAGGTCAGGTAAGTAATGTTACTTTCTCATCTGCAGTAAACATTCTTGGTTTTGGTAACTACGAAGATTCACTTGATTTCACATGCGCTGTAACTGGATTCCAGGACACAGCAGCAGCATCACTACACTCAGCACTTTGGGCAGATCCAGGAGCAACTGTAACAATCTCATTTGCACCACACGGAAATGCAACACCATCTGCTTCACAACCATGGTTCACAGCCACAGGTTATGCAGAGACTGTACCAACATTGGGTGGAGCAGCAGGCGAATATTTCGTCTACGACATTAACTTTATTCTTGATGGTAAGCCAGCAAGAGTAGAATCATTCTAATAAGGTAGTCATGGCAGAGGCAGAAATAACTATCACAGGTGTTAAGGAAGTCAAAGACACACTTAATAAACTGGGTAGAGATTTAGAATCAAACATAGAACTTAATAAAGAACTAAGTACGACTCTATCTCAAAAAGCCTCTGCTATGGCACCAAGATTAACAGGTGCTCTTGCTTCATCTGTTGTTGGCAATCCATCAGCAGAGAAGGCACAGATATTAGCAGGCAGTGCAGCAGTACCTTATGCAGGAGTACAAGAATATGGATGGCCTTTAAAAAACATTCAGGCTCAACCTTATTTAAGACCAGCAGTAAATAACAACATGGGTTACATCATTGAGAAGTACAATGATAGTATCCAGAAGGCAATAAAAAAGTACAACTTAGACTAACAGGAGGCAGTAAAATGGAACAAGCAGACTTAATGGCAACTCTCAAGTGGAAAGAACTTGCAGAAGTAGAAGCATACCTAGATTTACCTATGGATGAATGGACAGAAGGAAAGTCCAAAGCCAAACTAGCATTTGCAATGCAATATATGATGGCAAAGCGAAATAACCCAGGGCTTACAATAGAGCAAGCAGAAGAAATGACTATTACGGAACTTTCTGACATCTCAGGAATGAGTATGACAGACCCAAAAGAAGTGACTTCAGCCTAAAAGCAATGGCGCAATTCTGTATACAGACAGGATATACGCCAGATCAGTTTTGGGAACTAACATTCTCAGAATATAACGCAATGGTTGAAGTTTTAAACAGGAGGAAGTAAATGGCTAATCAGATAACAATAGATATTGTTGCTCAGACCCAAAAACTTACCTCTGGTATTAATGATGCTAACAGCCAGATTGATGGCATGTCATCTAAACTTAAAGGTGCTGCTGCTGCTGCTGGGGCAGCCGCATCTGCCTTTGTATTAAAGCAGGGCGTAACATTCCTTAAGCAAGGCATTGATGAGGCTAAAGAAGCCCAAGAAACAATGACAGCAGCCACCACAACATTTGGTCAGGGTTCTGCAGCACTTGCAAAAATTACAGAAGATGCTGATAAGTTTGGTAAAGCGATTGCAGTAGACAATGATGTTCTTATTCAACTATCAACACAATTAGGCTCTCGTTTACCTGCTGATGCAAAGGCTTTGTCTGCAGAGATTATTAATACTGCATTTGATATTCAAGCATATACTGCTGGAGCAGTAACAGCAGAAGCCGTATCAGCAAAACTTGCTAAAGCATTTGTTGATGGTGAATTATCAGCAAAAGAACTAGCAAAGATATTTCCTGACTTATCAGATGCAGTATATGCACAAGCAGAGGCAGCATCTAAGGCTGGAGACAATCAAAAAGCACTTGACATTATTATTGAAGCAGCACAGGCAAAGTATGGAGATGCAGCAGAAAAGAATGTAACATCTACACAAAGATTTGAAACAGCATTAGCAAACTTTAAAGAAACTCTTGGTACAAAGGTTTTGCCAATACTTGAAAAAGGAATTGATTTCCTTACAAAGATGATTGAAGTCTTTGATGGTTTGCCAGGTCCAGTTCAGAACATTATCCTTGGCCTAACAGGCATAGTTGCTATTGGTGGACCGTTACTTACATTCCTTGCATCAGCAAAAACAGCAATGCAGGTATTAAATATAACAACAATGGCATTCCCAGGAATGTGGGTTATTGGAATTATTACTTTGGTTATTGCAGCAATTGTTCTTCTTGTTAAGAATTGGGATACAGTAACTGAAGTATTAGGTAAGGTTTGGACTGCAATTAAGGACTTTACATCAAAAGCATGGGAATCATTAAAATCATTTACAAGCAAGGTTACAAACTTTATTGGTGACATTATTGATGCATTTAAATCAATTCCAGGCAATATGCTTAATATTGGAAAAGACCTTGTTACAGGACTTTGGAGTGGCATTCAAAGTATGTCATCATGGCTTAAAAATAGAGTATTTGATTTCTTTGGTAACTTAGTACCAGGATGGGCTAAGAAGATGCTTGGCATTAGTTCTCCATCAAAAGTCTTTGCTTCATTTGGTAAAGATATTGTAAGAGGATTAGCAGGCGGTATTGATAACTCAAGAGGTATTGCAACTAATTCAATAACTGGATTAGTAAATACTGTTATTGATTCATTTGGTGTTAATAACTTTGTAACTACCTCAGACCTTATAGATGCAATCAGTACTGCCTCAGTAGACCAAGCAGCACTTGCTGGAACTGGTCTTGATTGGGATGCAGTTAATCAGCAATTTAATATTGATGACACAGTTGTTACAACAGCAAAATTAAGCGAATTGATGAATAGTAGTTTTTATATTCCTTCACTTAATGCAGCAGATCCAACTGGTACTGTTTACAATATTACAGTCAATGCAGGTGCAGGTACAGACCCTTATTCAGTTGGTAGAGCAGTAACAAGTGCAATTGATAAGTATTCAAGAATTTCTTCAACACCTAACCAGAGAGTGACTTTATAATGTCGGTTAGACCAAAAGATACATTTCATCTCTACATTTATAATACTGACACTTCTGCCTGGGTTGAATATACAGATGGAATCATTGATGTAGATATTAAGCGAGGTGCCCAAGAATACAAGGGGCCATTTACACAATCTGATGTTGGTCAAATGATTGTAAAAACAAGAAGTATGGAAGTTGACCCATATCAAAATCCATTAGTTAGATATAACAATCAGATTCGTTTAATTGCAAAAAATGATTTAACTTATAATGGTCTTCCGCTTACTGCTACAACAATAATCTTTTCTGGTTTTATTGAGGGTATTAATGTTGAATACAGACCTAAGAACGAAGATTCAATAGTTACAATTACAGCCATAGATGTAATTGGACAGTTATATAAGCATGTCTTGTCTGAAGAGTTTATTGCACTTCAGGAAAGTTGGACAATGAATGAACTGATAAGTGCAATGGACACTGAAGAAGAATTTTCATGGATGAATGGAATTTTAAGATATATTGTAGATAGACCTCAGTATGCTGTAGGAGCAATTGGTTCAAACACTACCGCTTGGGATGCACTAACAATTAGAGCAAAAACAGATTTAGGATTTTTAAGTGCAAGAAGAAGTAGCAACCATCTTTCATATATTGCTTGCGATAAAGATAGTCCTAATAATCCTTACAATATTGATGGCTACAATATATCAAAAATTTATCCAGGGCAACCTTTTAAATCTGATGGAACTGGTGCCTCTTATAAATCTATTCAGATTAGCGATGGATTTGAAAGAGTTGTAAACGATTTAACTGTTCAAGGTTTCCAAACAAATGTTAGGTCTACAAATGATAACTCTGTTGCTATATGGAGAAAAACGCAGGCAAATGTTAATGTGTCAACAAATGATGTTGAAGATATGCAAGCAATTGCAAATGAAGTATTGCAAGAAATGTCGGAACCAATCAGAGAAATATTTTCAATAACTTTTGATGGCACAAAGTATCCTGATATGGCTAGAGTTGCAGATATGGGTAATACCATTGATATTGTTCATGAAATAAATGAATCTTTAACTATTGATAGAACATATTCAATTATAGGTGTTAATCATACAATTAATTACAATACATGGGATGTAACTCTACAATTAAGAAACATTGCTTATCAGGATGCATCAATTGATAATCCAATTATTAGTGTTACTCCTTCAAGTGGAACTACTGCAACAGATTTTCATCTTTCTTATACAATTACAAATCCAGCACTTATTGTTAGCCAAGAATGGGATTTAGATGATGGATTTACTTCAACTTCTGCAACACCAACAGTTAATTATGCAACTGGTGGAACTAAAACAATTACATTAGTAGTCACAACTATTTATGGCTATACAATTACATCATCAATTACATTAGAAGTAGCGGGAGCACTTCCAAGTGGAGTAATTAATCATACTGTTGATGGAAATAATATATATTCATTTAGTTTTAGTGGAGACCCAGCAACAACATATTATTGGCAATTTGGAAACGGTAAAACATCTAATTCACCAACACCAAAAACATATTACGATACATCATCAACAATAACTGTATCTCTTCAAGTAACAAATATTTACGGAACAACAACTATAACAAAGAGTATAAGTGTTTTACAAAGCATTCCTCTTCCAGTTAGATATGTTAAATTTAAGGTAAAGGATGCTTGGCGTTCTCCTGAAGAAATGATTGATTTAGGAAATCTTTTAAGTCCAGAAACTGAAAGTCGTTTTAGTACTCAAAGTTATCATTTTCCAACAATGCAATACTTAAGTATCAATAGTGCATCTGAAGGAAGATTAACTAATCCAACACTTGTAAACTTTAAAGAATATTCAAATTTTGTTACACATACAAAATGGGAAAGAAACAATTATGCAAGAAGTCCAAGAATTCCTGAAGATGAATTTATAAGTAATTTGTTTGCTCCAATAGTTTCTGTTAATCCAACAATGTATATAATGAGTTACAACTATGCAACTCCAACATTATCTGCTAATGGAACCCATGTTGGATTAGAATTTACAATTGACTTGGGAGCAGAGTATTTAGATATAACAAGCATTGCTCTTAAACATAATACAAATGGTCAAAACGGTTTTTTTGAAGTTGAAGTTAGCCAAGACGGAATTTTATGGAAAGATGGCGGAACATTAAATATTCAATTCAATCATACTAACCCTGTAAATTTTACAGGAACATGGCCTGTACCTAGAACAGCAACAACATCAACTGATGACATGTCTTTGTATAGAAAATTTAGATATGTAAAATTAAGAACTAGCGATATTGCTGTTAATTTACAAAACTGGAGAATAAGTGAGTTTTTTCCTTATTGTGGAGAATGGGCCTGGTATTTAAAACCAGCAGGTAATCCAAATCCAGCATATTGGCCACCAAAGAATGTCTTTACATATTGTGGACCTAAACTAACAGATTCAAATACAGGTGCGGATTCAAAATTAGTTGTACAAGGTACAAGTGGTGGAATTGTTCGTTCAACAGATGGAACAAGAATATTTCCAGAAATTAGTACACCATTTATGAATGATTTAAGTCAATATAATAGTTATTCATGGGAAGAGCAATACGGAACTGGCTCTGGTCCTATGGGCGGAGAAAAAACATTTATTTATGACTTAGGCGAAATAAAAACAAATATATCTGGTTTCTATCTTAATATAAAAGATGCTTTTGGTAATACAACACAAGTAAGTCCAAACTTTGGTATTACTCTTCATACAAGTGAAGATGGAATTAGTTGGGATGAATTAGGTACTTATGGACTTAGAACAAACTATACTAGTGGAAATTTTGGGGAAATGACATTCCAAACTCCAGGAACAGTTACAACTCGTGGAGCAAGTTTCATAAGACCATTGCTTACATCAGATAATGGAAATCTTGTTGTAGAACATCAAACAAGTTATTTACTTAATACAACATCATAAATTTCTGGACTGCCTCCAGGAAAAGCAGAACCCTCCCACGATGTCTGATAACTAAAGGGAGGGTTTTGTTAATACCAATGATTTTTGTATTGGTGGTCTAGTGCTTTACAAACGCTTCCAGAATAAC